GCTACTTCAACACCGGCAAGGTACTCATTGGTCTGCAGTACCAGCGCCCACCACGCCAGATGGGCCGCGAGGAAGAACGCATCCAAGCCATCATGCTTGGGCTGCGTCCAGCCAGGGACGAGTACCCCGCCACCGTTTACCTGCTGTACCTCATCGGCCTGTCGCTGCTGATCGCGGCCATTGCTGAGATGCTCAAGTGAGAAAACGCAGCAAGTATCGTCCAAGGAAGATCATTGCTGATCCGCTTGGATTCGTGCTGTCTGGTATGCAGCGCCTGCCCCAGTTGAAAGACCAGTTCCTGATGATTCAAATCAAGAACCGCGAAGCATTGGAGCAGGTACGCATAGGTCGGGCCAACAAGGACGACATTGATCGATTGATCGCCATGGCCAACATGTCGGAGTCCCTCGCCATTCATGGCAAGGGCAGCGACTGGCTCAAGGAGATCAACGAGTCCCAGCACCACCTCCACGCTTTGGCGGAGCGAGGTGTCAGGCTGGGTATGCGGTTCGTGATGAAGGCTGCAGAGTGGGAAGCACTCAAGCTGATCACGGACCTTCACGAGGTGCAGTTGGAAAACAGCACCGTTTACGACATCGAGAAGGCCTACGACTACGTGGAGAAAACGATCCGCGCAGGCAAGGCCAAGCTCATCAAGACCAAGAAAGAGAGCGCATGAAACACCTGATCCTAATCAGCGCCCTGTTACTGGGTTGCTACTTCGGCTGGCGGTTCGTCCCTACCCGTGTGCGCAACCAAGTTCGTCAATTCGTGCGTGACCACCTTCTGGTAGTCACTGCGATCCTGCTGGCATGCTTTATCGGGCTCGGCATCCAGTTTTATCTGTCATCTGCCCGCATCCTTTGAGGACCCAAATCATGAAAAAACTTCTGCTGATCCCTCTTGTCGCTGCTCTCGGAGCATGCACCCAAATCGACACTGGCAACATCGGCGTGGAATCCACGCTGGGCCAGGTCAAAAAGGAGACCATGCCGCCCGGCGTGTACTTCACCATGTTCAAGCGCGTGACCGAGGTCTCGGCCAAGGAACTGCGCTTGGAGCTCAACGACATGAAGCCCCAAACCAAGGACAAGATCACCCTATCGGACTTGGACGTGGACATCTTTTACCAGATCGATCCGGCCAAGGCTGCAGAGATCATGACTAAGTGGCCTGGTGACATGGTCGAGCTCAAGGGCGAAGACGGTGTGCGCCTGGGCAACGGTTACGTCACACGCCAGGCACGCGAGGCTATTTACAACGCCATTGCACAGTACGGCTCCGAGACGGTGCACACCGAGCGCGTGGGCATCGCTGCCAAGGTGGTCGAGTCGCTGCAGAAGGACCTTGATGACTCTGCAGGCAAGGGCATGTTTTTCGTACGCTCGGCCAACGTGCGCAACCTGGTGACAGACCCCGCGCTGGAGCAGTCGATCAAGGAAGCGGCCAATCGCAACTTCCAGATCGCTGCCAAGCAGAAGGAGGTTGAGCTGGCCAAAGCGGAGGCGGACCGTAAACGTGTCGAGGCCCAGGGCGAGGCCGACGCCATCCGCCTACGCGCCCAGGCTATCCAGGCCCAGGGCGGCAAGGAGTATGTTGAGCTGGAGGCCATCAAGAAATGGGACGGAAAGCTCCCCACCATGATGCCCGGCAATACCACCCCCTTCATCCACGTTAAATAAGGAGACCACCATGAAAAAGACAAAGACAAAAGCTGATCGCATCCGCGAGTACCTGATCAAGAACCCGAACGCTGACGTGACCAAGCTGGCCGAGCGATTCCAGACGGCCAAGCCGGTCATCTACAAGCTGCGCAAGGACCTGCAGGTCAAGCTGCCTGTGGAGCTGCCGCAGGAAGCGCCGGCGGAGATGACCTGGACGGCCACGGCCAACGACCAAGGGGAGATCGTGGCGCTGCTCACGGAACGCGGCCACGAGTACGGCCCATTCAGGGACGGTGCTGCGCTGATGCAGGGCATGAAGCGCCTGATGGCAGACCACGCGCGTGCGCATGACAAAACCTTCAGCGACGACCAGTGGGAAGCCCTGGAGATGATCGTCCACAAGATCGGCCGCATCGTCAACGGCAACCCCGATAAGGTCGATCACTGGAAGGACATCGCCGGCTACGCCATGCTGGTGGCGGACCGCCTGGAAGGAGTCGCACGATGAAGGATTTGATCCCCGTTGGCGTGGTCCTGTGGGTTCTTGCCGCATGGATCACGCATATCGTCGTATGCCTCAAGACCGCGTCCTGGGGCTTCCTGGTTGCTGGCGCGCTGCTGTTTCCCATTGCGTGGATTCACGGCACGGGAATTTGGTTCGGGTGGTTCTGATGTTCAAGATGCCTGAGAAGTTCCGAGTCAAGCTCTCCGGTTATCCAGAGGGCGACGCCGGCAACGGAGCCTTCGTGGTCAAGCTCAAGCACAGCCAGGTGGTCTTCGTTCTGGCCAGCGATGGCGCGGGCTGGGAGCACGTGAGTGTGAGCCGCAAGGACCGCTGCCCGACCTGGGAAGAGATGTGCCAGGTCAAGGACCTCTTCTGGGACGACGAGGACGTGGTCATGCAGTTCCACGTGCCGTCCAAGGATCACGTCAACAACCATCCGTACTGCCTGCACCTATGGCGGCCTGTTGGCCAAAACGTGCTGCGGCCGGATCGCATCATGGTGGGGTTCAAATGACCGTCATCATCTGGGATCACAAGAACGGTTTGCTCGGCGCTGACAAGCAGGCGACACAGAGTGACCTGGTGCGCCGCGTGACCAAAATCCGCCGCATCAACGGCCACCTATGCGCAGCGGCTGGGGACTGGGACCTGGCGCAGGAGATGTTCCACTGGTTCGAGCAAGGGGCCGAGCCTGGCAAGGAGCCCGCTTGCATGCGCAACAAGGACGACTGGGTGGCCTTTCTGGTCATCACGCCGGACAAGCGCGTGCTCAAGTACGAGAAGAGTCCGTACCCGATGGACTTCACCGAGGCCGCACGCAGCGATGGGTGGTACGCCTTTGGTTCTGGTCGCGACTTCGCCATCGGCGCGCTGGCCTGCGGCGCGGACATCCACACCGCCCTGGAGGTCGTCAGTCGGTACTGCGCCGGCTGCGGCATGGGAGCAGATATTTTGTCTTTGGTCGAATAAAGTACTTGACAGGTACTTCGCGGTACCTGCTAAAATCAACTTGCCAACTTAGAAAGGAGAAAGGCATGAACTTCAGTCTCAACATCCATCGGGTGACCGACATCATTGTCGGACCTGCCAAGGAAAACAGCAGCGGTGCCGGTAGCTACGGCACCTACGCCACGCGGACCATCGAGATCAAGACGCCGGAAGGCGACTTCGAGCTCACTCTGTTCTCTGAGCACGTGGGTGAGGATCACGAGGGTGAGCTGCTGCAGGTGAAGTCATGAGCATGAACACCCCGTTCCACCTGCGCCAGCGGGAGTTCAACGCATTCAATGCAGCGAACCCTGAGGTGTGGCAGCACTTCGAGCGCTTTACGATGGAGGCCATCAACGCCGGCCATCGCAAGATCAGCCATTGGCTCATCATCAACCGCATCCGCTGGGAGGTGATGATCACCACCACCGGCTCGGACTACAAGATCAGCAACGACCACATCGCGTTCTACGCGCGCTTGTTCGTGAAGGTGCACCCGCAGTACCGGTTCATCTTCAACCTCAAGCGCATGCGTGACGAACCATGGCACGGGGATATGCCGCTATGAGCCCGCTGATCCAGGAGATGGTGAGCCTCGAACCCGAAGAGGCCATCAACTACCAGTGGTTCGACATGACCGCTGTCTACCGCCACGAGCAGCACATCAGTGGCGAGCTCCTGGAGCGACCGCTGCCCTTCCCCAAGACCGCGCTGGTGTGCGGATACGAGGGCAAGAAGGTGCTGATCCTGGCCAACCGTGTGGGCACGGTGACTGCGGTGGTGGGCTGGCAGTTCTACGGCAAGTCCTACCAACCGACCGTGCCGTTCACCTTCATCGTCACCCCCGACGGTGTCAAGGTGCGGCACGAAGACGGCACCAAGTTCGACTACCGCACCAGTCCCGCCACCGGCGTGCTGGCCTTCATCTGCGCGTTCCTTGAATCCCTGGACGTGGCCCCCGCCACGGGCTACACACCGCTCAAGCGCGCGAACTGGGCCAAGAAAATCCGCCAGGGCAAGGTCCCGTCCTACGACTGGACCACGGTGGTGATCGAGCCGCGCCGACCACGGTCCGAGGACCAAGGTGGCACACACGCGAGCCCGCGCTGGCACGAGCGCCGTGGGCATTGGCGCACGCTCAAGTCTGGCAAGCAGGTGTGGGTGAAGAACTGCGAGGTCGGGGACAAAACGCGCGGCGCGGTGTTCCACGACTACAAGATCAACGAGAAGGCCTTTGCGCCGGAGACGACATGACCAATGATGAAACACCAGTGTTCAGTGTCCACGGGCCACGGATCAGGGTTCGCAGACCACGGACCGTGGTCGCGGCCATGGTGATCTCGCAGGAGGCCTTCATCGAGATCGACAGCAGCACCATGAGCCAGGAGTTTTTGCTCAAGCTGATGTATCACATCGGCCAGGGCAACATCCGCGTCAAGGTATCGGAGGTGGTGCAATGACCGAGTTCGACACCACCTGCTGCGGCATCCCTTGCACGATCCGCGTGACCTACTGGGAGGCCTACGTCCCGGCCAAGGTAAGCGGCCCGCCCGAGTACTG